CGGGACCAGCGGTCGATCGGGGCTTGGTCGAGGGGGAGGCGGGAGCGATGCAGATACGCTGTCCCGCTACGCGGGACAGCGTGCGCGCCGCCATGGCGGATGGCGCGGTCAAACTCGACGGCGTCAGCCCACTGCCCGGGGTGATTGTCGCGTAAATCGCGCCAGGCAGCGTTGCCGTGCAGCGGGCAGCCGATGCACGCGGATTTGACGGTGTGACCCCAGCCGTGGCGGTCCAGCCAACGCCGGCAATCAGCACGGGACATCCCCAGCTCCAGCAGCGGATACCGTTTTTTGACGTATTGGGTGTCGAATTTATCGCTGACTCGGTGTATTTCATCGGTGGAAAACCCGATCCATTGCTGCGCGACTCGGCCGCGCGATACATGCCGAAAATCAGGAGGTTTGGCGCCAAGCAGCTCCCGCACCTTCCGGTTGATCGGCGTGAGTTTGTATTCGCTGGTGCACTGGCGGCGCCCCATGCCATCGGTGCCGTCGGCGTTGCGGATGAAATAGGGTATTGAGGCGTAGCGGTGCGCCGGGTCGATCGTGTCGGCGCGTAGATTGCCGCTGCCGACCCGGTGCAACACGATGCCGGCGCGACCGAGTTCGGTTTCCAGCCGATGCACCTGATCGTAGACGGCGGGCGGTTCCCAGCCGGTGTCAGCGAATATGGCGGCGTCTAATCCGGGAAGTGTGCCGTCGCACGCCATCAGCGCCAGGGTGGAGGACTGCACCCCGGCCCCGAGGGACAGGATTCGCATCGTCGGATCGTTCACCGGGTCACCGCCAGCCGGTAGGTGCCGCCGTCGGAGCTGGTGATCTGCCCGCGCTCGCACAGCGAGTCCAGGATGCGTTGCTGCGCATAGCTGATCCGCCACTGCTGCGGCCAGATGCCGCCGTTACGCCACATCGCCTCCAGGGTGGCGTGCTGGCGGCGACCCAGCCCGGAGCCGCTCACACCGGCACCGGTTCAAACATCGAGGTGAGATGCTGCTGTAGTGCGTCTGCTATACGCTGCCTCACGCTGTCTGTCATGCGTTTAACAATTCGTCGTATTTTCGGATGGCTGCGCAGATGGAGCATTCTTGCCAGCGCCGGTACTGCAATCCGTGTGGTGTGTCCATCAACATCGGTGGCCGCAGGTCGCGTCGGTATTGTGCAGGGTGGTCGCATGTGATGGGTTGCGGGGGCAGCCAGTATGCGTTGACCCAGCGTTTTCCGCAGCGGTAGCAGTGCATGTTGAAGGTCCAGGGTTGTCCGAGTCGGTGTGATGACACACCCTGGTCGTGCCACCCGAATCGGCATCGCACGCTCATTCGGCTTCTCCACGTAGACGCTCAACCTCGGCCCGTGCGACTTTCAACGCAGCAACAAGCCCGGAAACGAGGTCGGCATATTCGGGGTCGATATACCAACCGTGGCTGGATAATCCCAATAAGCTCTCGGCTTGTTCGGTGATGTCTGTCATGGTGTTACGTCCTGGTCGACCATGTGTTCCCTGCTCATTGTGGTATCCCCCCGCCCGTAGTGGTGGTGATGCTGTCTTCGGCGGCGATTCGCTCAAATTCGGCCATCGCCTCGTCGGTCCACTCCATGAACCCAGGGCGTGGGTCGGGCCATGTGAGCCTATGGAGTGTCGCCGGGTAGTGGCCGCCCGGTAGTTCGCAGTGCCCACCCCCAACGGTGCGCCCATAGCAGCCATCGTGACATTCACACATGCACTCAGGGCCGGGGCCTGGTGGAATCGGCTCGCTCATTTGGCTTCTCCTCGTAGACGCTGGCGCTCTATTAACCACTCAGTTAGTCGTTCCTCCCCTAGAACGGAGTGCAGGCGTTGGTTTTCCTCCTGTGCGGCTTTCAACGCAGCAACAAGCGCGCGGATCGTTCCGCGCGCGCCCATGAATCGCTCAGGCTGCGGGTCGAACCACTCCGCTAGAAGCGCCTGCGCCCGTTCGATGATGTCTGTCATGGTGTTACCTCCCTAGCCTCAACCCTGTGCTTCTGATGCCGTTCCACTCCCCTCCGGGCTTCGCTTTGCACACTTCAAGTCTTGTTGTCCGTCTTGTGCCACGAAAGCCGCAGGGAACCCAAGCGCACGGATCTTCGGCAGCCACGGCATAGACCGCTCCAACGTCGCTGCCGCATCGCTTTTCACATCCGGTGCAGTAGCGAAAAGACAACTAGCCGCATCACCAGCGTAGGTTTCAAGCCACTTCCACCAGCGTGTCTCATCAAACCTCGCGTCGTTGAAACACCCGTTATCCGCACACCACACCACACCAGAAGGCCGAATATTTCCCTGCAACGGCGTATCAATGAACCCGATAACACCTTGCCGCATCAAATCAATGGCCTGCGCAGTCGGGTTAGCGAAATACAACAGCGACCCGATTCTCACGTTCACATCGGCGCCCGGGTCGGCGGTAGGCATAGCCGATACGCTAGCCCGGCGCCCTGACAGGAATTGCCGATCTTGTCCGCGTGGGCGGCGATCGGCTTGAACGGGTTGAGACCCACCGGGGTGACCGGCTGATAGCAGACCGGGCAGCGGGGCAGGTTCTGCCCGCAGGCCGGGCATTCGGTGACGCTGCGCATGATCGAGCTGGTCATCGGTTCGGGGTGTGCCAGGCTTGGGGTGGGTAGCTGCCGATCATGTAGTTGAGCATGGCCTGCAGCCTGTCGGCCAGGGTCATCAGGGCGGCGGTGTTCGGGAACAGGCTGGGGTCACAGGTTTTCGGCATAACGTTTGTGTCTACCGTGCGGATTGAAGCGATGCAAGCCGACACGCCCAAGCGCGAAGATACGCGGTTTATCGGCTATGCTTGCCGGCATGACAGTCCCGCAATTGCTCAGCATCGAACAGGCGGCGAACCGGCTGGGGATCCGGCACACCACGCTGTTCAAGCTGCTCGGTTCCGGTGAGTTGCGCAGTGTGAAGATCCGGGGTCGGCGGTTGATCAGCGAGGACGCGTTGCGTGAGTATGTGGCGAAGCTGGAGGCGTCGGCGTGACGATGTGGGCGTTGGCGTTGTTGGCGGCGCAGCCGTTGATTGTGTTCGTGTCGGCGGCGGCCGGGTATTTCGTGGGCCGCGCCGATGGGCGGCGGCGGTTCGTGAATGCGGCGTTCGCGCATTTCCGGGCCGCGCACCCCGCAGGCAGACAAACCCGTACGTAGCTCTACGGTTGCCTACGGGCAGCTACGTGCTATATGGTGGTGGGTATGACCCTGATTATCGTCACCTTCGCCGTCACCGTGGCGGCGATCGCCCTGAACGTCATCACTCAGATCGCGGCCAGCCGGGAACGCAAACAATGACCGGCCGCCATCACTCCTGGTCCTACACCGTCAGCCTGCTCTGCGCGCTGATAGTGGGTGTGGCCGCGGCGGTGTCGCTGATCATCAACCCGCCCGCCGCCCACGCCGACGACGGCGACCGCTGCGTGCCGGCCGGCACCGCCACCATCCTCGGTCAGGCCACCGTCTGCAAACGCCCGGACGGCAGCTTCTACATGTTCGGGCCCGGCCCGCTGCCCCGCCAGGAAATCCCCAACATGCCGCCCGGCCTGATCCCCGCCGGATTATGACCCCCAGGATGCTGCTCGCCGCGCTCGGCTACGGGCTGGCCATCGGCCTGACCGTCTGGGCGCTGCTGTCCATGCCGCGCGCCGCCGCCGCCCCGTCGGCCACCGACGAGGTGTGCATCCTGTTCAATGCCGGTGTCCCGGCCGACCAGATCCCGGGGATGCTGCACCGAGGCGACGGGCGGGAAAACTATTGGCGCGGCGTGCACGACAGTGTGTGGCCGATCATTGAAGGCGAATGTGATGACCGATGAGCGGGTGCTCGCGGGGCTGTTCGGCGGGATGATGGCCGGGAGCCTGTTGGGTTGGCTGGCGCCGGCGCTGGTGTGTTTGGTGATCATCGTGCTGTTGTCGGGGCTGTATTTTTGGCCGTGGCTGCGCCGGTTGCCGCGCTGGCGGCACTGGCGGCGGGCCCGCCGCTACGCCGCCGCCCGCGGCTGGACGAAGGCCGAACTCGAACAGCTCATCGTCGGGAACGGCAAGCCGGGGCAACGGCAATGTCGGGCGATGACGTTGCAGGGGCAGCAATGCAAACGGATAGGTGCAGGCGATTATTGCCACCAGCATCAGGTGGCCGTCGTGTCATGAAACCGGAAGGTGTGCGTATTGTGCGGGCCGACGGCAGCGAGCTGCCCTGCGATCTCATTCACAAAGGCATTGACGGCGATGGGCAAGACATGTGGGGTGGCCCTCGGCGATGCGGGCCGATCGTGACGGGGCGCCCGGGCCGCGGTGGCGGCGGTAATCCGGCCAGCTGCTGCCCGGACTGCGGCAAACCGATCAGCCCGACCCGCGGTAAACGGATCGGCGCGCACTTCGATGCCGGCGGGGCGCCGTGCGGGGGCAGCGGCAAACCATTCGGCGCCGCCAAACCACCCCCTTAGGAGGAATCGAGTATGAACAAGTTAGCTGCATTGGTGATAGCGGCGCTGTGCGCCGCCGGGTTTGCCCCGGCCCCGGTGGCCCAGGCCGATGTGTTTGACGCGGTCCTCGACCCCGTCATCAATTCCCTGGCCGGCTTTGATCCCGCGCTGGCCACCGATGTGAGCGCGGCGCTGCCGGTCTTGGAGCAAGATTGGATCACCAGCTCATTGGGTTCCCAGATCGACTCTGCGCTCAATGGGTGGTTTGCCCAGGCTGATCCGGCCGCGCTGGGCGATTCCTGCGGGCTGATCTGTAACGGCACCGACGGTCAGGACGGCGGGCTGCTGTTCGGCGACAACGGCCCCAATGCCGGCAACGCCGACTCGTCGCAAACACTCCCGCCGATCAACTGCATCGCCACCATCCTGCCGCCCACGGTGGACGGGGCTTTTCTGATCGCCCCGGCGGTGGGTTCCTGCTTGCCGCCTACCGCGACCATCGCCCTGTCGACGGAAATGTACTACGACAGTATTTTCCCGGTCGGGCTGCCCGGTTTCGGGGTCGGTGTCGGCGGCACGGACACCACGACAGCGGCGCTGTGCTTCCCCGGTTTCTATAGCGCCTACATGATCGCGGCGTTCTTCTACCCGCCGGGGTACACGTCGGCTGAAATCGATCCCATGACCGCTGTCAGCACCGCTGACATCACCGCCTGCTGATCGGAGGCGGTCATGTCTGAAAATGAGGTGGGTGCCAGATTCGTTCCGCTCATGGGGGACAGGGCGATTCCGCTGGCCGAGGGGCTGGCGCGGGCCACGTTCACCGTGCTGGTGGCTGATGCGCTGCCCACCGGCTGGGCGCAGATGCCGTACTGCGAGTGCCGGGAGGCTTCGCCGGTCATGCCGGTGAACGTGGTGACGTTCTACTTTTCCGCTACCGAAACCGAGAATCTGGTGATCCACCAGATGGCCGCAGCGGACGCCCCCGAACGCTACCGGCAGATGCTCGACCAGGGCTGGCAGGAGCTGACGCGCGGCGGGACGCCGATCAAGATCAGATCAGCTGATGGCCGGTACGCCGAAGCACATCTGGAACGCGGCGGCACGTTCGCCTTCCTGCGATCACAGCACCTGACCACCGACGAACTCGCCACGGTCGCCGCCGGCCTGCGGCCCGCATCGGAAACCGGCTGCTGTTAGCGGCCCGGCGGCTTGACCGGCCGTGACATCGGCTCGGCCTCATCGCCGCCGACGTCGCGGTCGGCGTCGATGTCCACCCCGGTCAGCTTCTCGGCGGCGTTCACATTCGTTTTGAGGAACACCGCGGCGGCGGTCAGGAACGCGATCGCCGACGAAATCCAGTTTTGTGCTGTTTCACCCCAAAAGTTGAGGCCCACCAGGCTGTTCAGGAAGATCAGGACCGCCCCGAACGCGGCGGTCAGCCCCTTCCAGTATTGCGGCAGCTTGGTTTTCCAATCGGTCATGGGTTCAATGATGTGCCCGGGGTGGGCGTGTCGGGCGGTGCGGCACGCCGAACGGGTTGAATACTTGCCGTCATGGGTGTTGCGGTCAGGTTTGCCTGGATCGCGCTGGCCGCAGCACTCATCACCGCGGGACGGGCCGCCGCGGAGCCCGCGCCGCCGTCGGGTCCAGCGCAGCTGCCCAGCGGTACGGTGGGCGCCGGGGAGCCGGGCATCAACGCGGGCGGCGGCGGGGTCAACGTGCCGGCCCCGGCGTTGGCGCCGGCGGCGGCCGCCCTGTTTTTGTGCCCCGGTGTCGGCGCGGCGGCGTCCTCATTCGGGGGTGGTGGCGGCTACTGCGATTTCGATTTCGAGGAGTTGATGGTCGGCGGGCATCCGCGCGGCAACATGCACGTTCACTGCGAATGGGGCGGGTTCGTGCCGGTGGTCGACGTGTGGAACTGCTGGCGGGTATTTCCCGGCCAGCCGGATCATCCGCGGCTGCCGGACCCCGACATCATCCCCGACGGCTGGGGTGTGCCGAATGCGTTGGGCGGGCCCACGCCGGATAATCAGTGGCCGCCGCCCGGTATGGTGCCCGCCGGAAGTGTCGGCCCGCCGCCGCCACCCGCTGCCCCGCTGCCCGACATGGCGCCCGCAGCGCCCGGCCCGTAGGCGTGTTAAACGTGGGTGCGCACCGTCAAACCCCCTAGACTGCCGGTAACGGAAGGCAGAAAATGACCCAGCCGACGCAGCCGCCGCTGTTCGATGCCCCGCCCAGCTTCGCGCTTCCGCTGTCCAAGCACCGCGATCTGCACTTCGACTTCCTCTACATGCCGCTGGTGGTCGACGCCAACGGCCTGCCGATTTTGGATGCGAACGGTGACCCGCAATACCAGGTGGCCAACTATCCGCCCGGCGCCGTCGTCACCCTCGAGATCGACACCTCACCGGAAACCACCGGCAACGCCACCGTCACCGGCCCGCACGCCGTCGTCGAAATCGCCTACACCATCACCGACGCCATCAAAATGAATGTGCCGTGGCGGCTGCGCTTGATTCAGGGCACCTGGGATGATGTCGTCGCCCAGGGCCGCACCACCAGGGTCGACCCATGACCGGGCCGCTCGATCCGCCGGTCGCCACCCCGAACCTGCCGGAAACCATCGAACTGAAAATCAATCCCCCGACCGTGGCGCTGCAGCTCGCACCGCCCACCGTGTCCGGGCAGATCGCCGCCGCCTCGGTGGGGGTCACGATCGGGGGGCAGCAGGCCGCCGTCGGCGCCGCCCAGCAGGCGCTCACCGTGACGGCGGCCCCGCTGCGGGTCGTCTTCGCCGCCACCCCCGGCGCCGTCGGCCCACCCGGGCCCGGCGGATCCGGTGCGGTCATCATCGGCGCCGCGCTGACTCCCACCCCGGACGGCGCCACCACCCTGTTCACGCTGCCCGACACCTACATCGCCAACTCCACCGGGGTGTTCCTCAACGGCATCCGGGAGCGGCGCGGCGTGCATTACACCGAGCACCCCCCCACCCAGGTGCAGTTCAGCGAAGCCCCCCTGTCGACCGACACCCTGTCGGCCGACTACACCGTGACATGAAAAGGCGATCACAGTGAGCGTTCAGCAGATCCGCGCCGCGCAAATCCTGTCTGGCACGCTGACCACCACCCAGCTGGCCGCCGCCGCCGGCATCACCGACGGGCAGCTCGCCGCGTCCTACCTGTACGCCAACGGGTCGCGGGCGCTGACGGGCATCCTTAATGGCGGCGGTTTTGAGGCGCAGAACTTCGCCAACCCCACCGCATCCCAATCGCTGGCCACCAAATCCTATGTCGACTCGGTGGCCCAGGGCCTGTCCCCCAAGCCCAGCGCCCGGGCCGCCACCGTCGGCACCGAAACCTTCACGATCGTCTCGGGCAGCGTCACGGTGATCAACGGCACCACCCTGGACGGCGTCTCACCCGCCGTCAACGACTACGTTTTGATCAAAGACTCGCCGGCCGCCTCCGGGCCGGGGTCGGCGATGTCCACCCAGCCCGGCAACGGCCTCTACCAAGTGACGTCGACCACCACCAACCTGTCGGTGTCGCGGGCCGCATCCATGTCCGGGGCCAACGGCCCGGCCGGCGCGTATGTGTTCGTGGAGGGCGGCACCGCCAACGCCGCCGCCGGGTTCACCGTGTCCACCCCGTCGACCAACAGCGGCTTCACCTACGGCACCAACAACATCGCCTGGACCCAGTTCTCCGGGGCCGGGGAAATCACCGTGGACTCCACCCTGGTCAAGACCGGCAACCAGCTGGCCCGCGCGGCGATCACCGGCAACGTCACGATCCCGGCCAACTCCAACACGGCGACCATTGCTAACGCCGCCGTCACGCTGGCGATGCTGGCCAACCTGGCCGCCAACAGTGTGATCGCCAACACCACCGGGTCCGCCGCGACACCGGCCGCGGTCGCCTTGACGGCCGCGCCGACCGCCTCCACCGTGGGCTACCGTGACGCCAACGCGAACCTGGCGGTCAACTCGCTGATCGAGGGCGCCCAGAGCGTCGCGGCGGCCGGGGCCACCACCACCCTGACCGTCGCCAGCCCCGAACTCACCCAGATCAGCGGCACCACCAGCAACCAGACCGTGGTGTTACCGAATGCCACCACCCTGGTTGTGGGGCAGCAATATACGATCACCAACCGCACCACCTCCGGGACGGTGACGGTCAACGCCAACGGCGGCGGGCTGCTGCAGACCATGGCGAACAGCTCGCAGTGCACGTTCACCCTGCTGTCGGCCGGGACGGCGGCGGGCACCTGGGATTCGGCCTACGCGATCACCAACGCCGGCGCCGGCGGCGGCTCCGTCACCTCCGTGTCCGTGGTGTCGGCGAACGGGTTCGCCGGCAGCGTGGCCACCGCCACCACCACCCCGGCCATCACCATGCAAACCAGCATCAACGCCATGCTCAAAGGCAACGGCACCGCGCTGGTCGCCGCCACCGCGGGCACCGACTACATGGCGCCCGCCGATTTCGTCACCCGGGAAACCCCCACAGGCACGTTGAACGGATCGAACACCACCTTCACCCTGGCCAACACCCCCATATCCGGCACCGAAATGGTATTTTTGAATGGTCTATTACAGAATCCGGGCGCGGGAAATGATTATACTGTTAGTGGTGCTACCATTACTTATCTGACTGCACCAGTTTCTACAGATGTTTTGCGCGTCAGTTATCAGAAATAACGGATAGACCACCCAATGGCTAAACAAGCGACATCCATAGAAAGCCGTTTCTGGCCGAAAGTAATGATAGCTGGACCAGATGAATGCTGGTTATGGATGGGCAGTTTAACCGCCAATGGTGGTTATGGGCAGATAGCCCGCACCCGGGCTGACGGCCCGGTCAGGGCTCATCGAGTCGCCTGGGAACTCGCCTATGGTCCGGTAGCTGACGATCTGTGCGTGCTGCATCATTGCGATATGCCCGCCTGTGTGAATCCTGCCCACATGTTTCTCGGCAGCCGCGGCGACAATGCCAGAGACATGGCGCGCAAGGGTCGGTGGAAGAATCATTGCGCTGTCGGCGAGAATCATGTTCCCTACAATCGCCACAGGGGAGGCTAGCTATGGCCATGACGAAGGTCGCCGACCGGCAAGTCACCGAAAGCATCGATTTGACGTCGGAGGTGGTCAACGCGTTGCCCGCCGCCAACGGCGGCACCGGGCTCACCTCGCCGGGCACATCGAACAATGTGTTGACGTCCAACGGGTCGGCGTGGGTGTCGCAGGCCCCCACCGGCGGGTCCACCACGTGGACGACGACGACCAGCGCGGCCACCTCGTTGACGCTGGCCACCACCACCCAGGTGTATGTGTTCACCGGGAGCTCGGCCACCACGTGGACGCTGCCCGCGCTGGCCGGCAATACCGGGGTTTTCTACCACCTGGAGAACCGGGGCACCGCCGGGATCACCGTGAACGCCGCCGGGTCGGATCACATCTGGACGACAGGCTCGGTCACCACTTTCCCCATCGCCATTAACGGGTCGGCGATCCTGGTCAATGACGGCACCTACTGGAATGTGCTGTCCACCGACCTGGTGAATGACTCGGTGGGTATCTTGCCCGTCCTCAACGGGGGCACGGGGCAAAGTGCGACGGCCTCAACTCCCGCGGCGTCGGCCTACGCGGCCTGGGATGCGAACAGCAACCTCTACGCGAACGCTTTCCAGCCGAGCTCGGCGTCTACCATCTCCTCCAACACCACGCTGACTGTTGCTTCGCCGCAAATCAACCTCTGCACGGCGGCCTGCACCGTCACACTGCCCACCACCGGGATCAAAGCCGGAACGGTCTACTACTTCCTCAACGCGGGGACCAGCGGCAGCGTCACTATCCAATCCTCCGCCGCCGGCCAGATCATGGTGCTGCCCAGCATCGCGAGCACATACTGTGTCGCCACCCTGATCGCCGGGAAAAACACCCCGACCGCCGCCGCCGACTGGGCGTTCCAGGTTGGAATATGCGCCCAGGTCAGCGCGGGTTTACAGCTGCTCGACTCTGCGGGCCACCGGCTGAGTTTCCCCGCCGCCAGCGACACCGTGGCCACTTTGGCGGCCACCCAAACCCTGACCGGCAAAACGTTCACCGGCTACACCGAAACCTATTTCTCGATCGGCACCATCGGCGCGGCGGTCACCATCAGCCTGGCCAACGGCACCATTCAGTCCGGCACGCTCACGAGCGCGACCGCCGCCACCATCACCATGCCCACCGCGACCGCCGGGCAGTCGTTCGTGCTGATCCTGCGGACCCCGGCGTCCGGGTCGGTGTCCACGGTGACGTGGTCGGCGGCGGTGAAATGGAACAGCGGCGGCGCACCCGTCATGACGACCACCCTGTCGCGGGCCGACATCTTCACATTCTTTTCTGACGGGACCGACTGGTTCGGCTCCTACAGCCAGGGCTACACCCCCTAACAATGTTCGCGGCCAAAGACCTGCTGCTGTCCGGGGCGAAACCCGCTGTCGCCCTGGATTTCGCCGGGGCCGGCACCTCGGGCACCGCCACCTCGCTGACCGCCGCGCACACCGCCGCGATCAACGCCTGGCTGATCGTCCCGGTCACCGTTTTCGGGTCCACCACGGTCAGCGGGGTCACGTTCGGCGGCAACGCGATGACCAGCATGGGCAGTGTCGCCAACGAAAACAATCAGGCCAGCTACGGCATCCTCTACCTGTTCAAATATTTGAACACCAGCCTGTCCGGGTCACAAAACATCGTCGCCACCTTCAGCGGCAGCCAGGCCGGCAACATCGCCTCCACCTCCTGGAAAAATGTGACCACCGTCGGCGCGATCCAAACCACCTTCGGGGGCACCAACACCGCGCTGTCCCAATCCGCGACGTCCGGCGTCAACGGCCGGGTTGTGCAAGCCTTCAGCGCGTACGGGCTGGGCACCTCGGTGTCGTCTTACAATCAGACGCTGCGCACCAGCAACGCGTCGGGGACAACCCTGGATCTGCTGCTGGGGGACGCCGCCGGCACCGGCTCCTCGATTTCGTTTACCGCGACCGCGTCAGCGGGGGTGGCGTGGGCCGGGGCGGCCACCTCACTGACCTAAAATATCGGTTATGGCTCTTGAAGACCTCACCCCCGTATCCACGACCTATCAGGGCTGGCAACTGCTCACCCCCCAGGACATGCACGATGCGCTGGAATATTTGACACCCCGCGGCTACACCGGCACCGTATCCAGCCTCACCAACGCCAACGGCTCCACCGACTGGCAGTTCATCCTGATCGCCTCCGGCAACGCCCCCCAGGCCGCGCAGGCCATCGCCGCGATCAACGACTGGGTGATCATCGAGAACGACACCATCGCCACCGTCTGCCCGGCCGCCTACTTCGACGCCCGCTACCAGACCACCGGCTAGCCGGCGGGAATGTCGACCGGCGCCCCGATGACTTCGATGCTGCCGGCCACCGCCTCACCGGCCACCACCGACACATCCAGGGTGGTGATCAGGGCTTGCACCCCTTCCCCCAGATCGACGTCGGCGGTCGCCGTCACCTGCGCCTGACCCAGCGTGCCGACCGCTTGGACCGCGCACTGTGTCGAATCGGTGTCATCGACGACGACGGTGGCCACCGCGGCGGCGCTGCTGTCCCAGCTGACCGCGCCGTCCACGGCGGCCGGGTTGCCGCCGGCGTCCACGTAGCTGACCTGGCAATAAACTTGTTTTCCGACGGGCAGGGTGTAGGCCATGGTGTCTCCTTTTGCTGTCAGAGTGAAATTGTCGTACCGGACCGTCACCAGGCAGTGACCGCCCTCCTGTTCGGTGACAACGCGAAGCGTGCCGCCGAGCCGGAAGTCAATTTTCGTCATGCCGCGCGTAAGGGCCGCGTCAGGAAGCGTTAAGTCTGGAAACATAATCTCGCACGTGCTGGATCGCCAGTCCCACATAACTCACCCCGGGCCACACTTCCCGGTTGTGGTATTCGCAATGATCGGCGGTCGGATACGGCGGGGAGCAAAAAAAGATCAGCCCGTCGACGGCGGCGGCGATCGCCGCCGCCACCCCGCGGGCCGTCAGTAGCCGGTCGGTGAGCCGCATCACGCCGTCGTGGTTGACGGGCTGCGCCCCCGACAGGTCGACGCCGTGGCGGGCGGCGCCGGCGGCCAGCGCGGCCCCGGCGTCGCCGTCCAGGTTGGCGATCAGCTCAATGGTGTTGGCGATGAAGTCGGTGAGGAACTGCTCGCGGTCGTGCAGCTGCAGATCGGTGCACAGCGTGTAGACGTCGCGTTCGATTTCCCCGGTCAAACCCCGCGCGCAGGTGCCGTACAGATCACCGGGATCGACCAGCTCGCACCAGTCGTCGCCCATCGCGGGCAGCCGCCATGCGGCGATGCCCTCGAACGGGGTGGCGGGGCCGCCGTAATAGGTGTGCTGATAGTGCCGGGCCGGATTGCCGAACGCGTACCCGCACACATAATTGGCCTTGAGGTGGGCGAGGCGGCCGTCCAGCTCGAATTCTTGCCGGTAGCGGGAACCCGCCTCGCCGCCCTGGCTGTAGCCGCCGATGACGATGGGGCGATCGGGGTTGGCCAGCGTCCAGTTCACCGCCCAATCCACCGCGATCGCCACCGATTCGGCGTAGGAGGGTGCGTGGATGCCGTCGGGGCCCAGCGGCGGGATGGGGCCGAAGGTGTTGGGGCTTTGCACCGGGACCTCGTTGGCGACGTCGAGGCAGGCGGCGGCCACATCGGTGGGGAAGCCGGTGCCGGGCGCGGCCCAGGTGCCGGCGAACGTCAGGATGGCGGGTTGCCCGCCCGGCCGTCCTCCGTTCGGGATAAAGGGGGCTCACCCCCGAAACCGGGCACGCCGAGCTGTTCGCCGATGGCGCCCAGCGCGTCGACCACGGTGCGCCCACCGAGCTGCGGCCACCCGTAGGCGCCGGTGTCGGCGTCGGGGCCGGCCAATTGCTCAAACGACAGTTGCGCGTAATCGGGCATCTCTACTCCCTCGGGGATGTTGGTGGCGTAGGCGTAGCCTTTGCCGGCGATCAGTGACGCGGTCTGATCGAAACTGACCCACGACCAGAACGGCTGGAAACCGGAGTCCGCCCAGTACACGGCGGGATATTCGTCGTCGTAGCCCAGCAGCGCGATGTAGTGATACACGGTGCCGCCCCCGTAGGAGAGGGTGGGGGAACCTTTCACCCCGACCGGATAGTTACCGGGCGGGGCGATGATGTTGGCGACCACACCGTAGCCGGCGTCGATGCTGCTGGTGATGGCGTACCACAGATCGTCTTTGTCCAGCGCGGTGGGCGGATCGTTGCCCATGTTGCGGAACGTGTAGTCGGCGACCGGGATGTAGCTGTTCAGCACGGGCGGGAACTGGGCGATTGAGTCGGTGCCGCCGGAGTGGGTGCCGAGCTCGGCGGCCAGCTGCTGTTCGGTGGCGTCGATGCCCTGAACAGAGAGCACCATTTCGGTGCTGGCGGGCCCGCACCAGTAGTAGGTTTCCTGCGGGCATTGCGCCTCGTGGTAGTCCAAAACTTTTTCGGTCACCGGGATCCCATCAGCTGGTCGAGGATGGATTGCTGCACCTGCGGTTGAGACGCCTGGGTGAGCAGCACCGCCAGCGCGCTGGCAAGGTTCATGGTGCGGTGCTGCTGTTCGGCCTGCAACCAGTCCAGCAGGTCGACGCGGGCCTGCAGCTCGGCGAGTTCGGCGCGCTCGGCGCTGCTGTTACGGGTGGTCACGGTGCTCCTTTGTGGATGGCGACGACTTGATCGGCGCGCAACACCACCAGCGTGCCGCCGTTGACGCTGAACGTGTAGTAGGCGGGGTTCTCGAAACTGCCGTCGTCGGCGAACGTGCCCGCGTCGATGTTCATCGGCATCCAAAAATCATGCGTCGGTGTGCACACCGCGCTCACGTCGGCATACGGGACACCGAAAATAGTTTCGGCCACCCCTCTCACCTCCCTAGAGGATGCTGCGGTTCATCAATGACACACTGAAATACGTTTTGGTGCCGGTAGCCTCACCGGTGAACGCGCTGGCGTAACTCGTTTGGGCGTAATAGCCCGGCGCCAGGGTGTCACCGCCCTGGCAGTAGATGAGGAAACTGTCGGCGATGGTGGCCCCCGAGGTGGGCTGGACCGCGATGCCCTGCTGGACCGGCACCCCCAGATGGTAGAGCGCCGGGCCGAGAAGAAAACTTGTGTAAGACCCGGTCAGAAACGAGATTTTCACTTTGTACCAGCCGGCGTTCGCGACGGTGATCGTGTTCGTGGTGGAATTCCACGACCCGTAGTCGCTGCTGTTACCCGACCCCAGGGTGGGGAAGCTGTTGGCGGGAAACAGGTTCGTGAACGGGGCCGTCGAGTTCGTGGCCGCTGCGATCAGCGCGGTGGACGTGTTGTAGGCCAGAAACCCTGATCCCTGCACCGCCCCGGTCGGGTTCAGCACGATGCCCATCCCCGACCAGGGGGCGGTGCCGTTGTCGGTGGCGGTGAAGTTCACCGTGGCCGCGCCGGGCGCATCGCCGAGCACCATGGCCATCGATGCCGGCGCGAGCGGGCAGTTGATTGATCCGGTGTTGATCCGCGACGTCTGGTTATACGCGGTGATCGCGGCGCCGTTAGGGGCTCGTATAAACCCGAACGCCTGCACCACCCGCTGATTGGTGTTGGCGGCCGGCACCGCCAGGCTCAACGCGGTCCCGGTGTTGGTGTTGGACACCACCGGAACCACGGTGCCGACCCCGCTGTAGGCCGCCGACTGCATCCCCATGATGTAAATGCTGCCGCCATACGGTTGGGTGAGATTGAATATTAAACTCTGCGGGCCGGTGGGCGGGTTGAGCAGCACAAAAAACTGTTGGATCGGGTAATACCAGCCGCCGCTGCCGCCCGAGTTGAACAGGAACGCGGTCAGCGGGGTCATCTGCGGGCCGCCCGAACCGACCTGGACGGTGCCGGCCGAGGCGGTCCCGGATGCGTAAAAGATCACCGAGGTCACCAGGTAGTTGGCCGTGGCGGGGATGGTGATTGACTCGGTGATGGTTTGGTTGCTGATGAATTGGGCGGTGGCGGTAAACGTGGCGCCGCCCCCCGTCGACACGTTGGCGACCGCCGCGGCGGCCGTCGCCGGTAGCGGGATGATGTTGGCCGCCGGTATCTGCTGATTGGTCAGCACGTTGGGGATCAGGTTCAGGTTGAACACCCCGGAATTGATGGAGCCGGCGTTGAGCGGGGCGAGTAGCTGCCCGGCGATGGAGCCGGTCCCGGCCAGGTTGGCGCCGGCCACCTGGGTGTCATTGTTCGACGGGTATTGGGCGCCGATGTCATACCACCATTCGACAACCTGGGGGAGGTGGTCGGTGGTATCGACGGCCATCTGCAATTGCAGATAGCCGTATTGGCCGATAAACCCGGCCAGCGTCCCGGCGGTGTCGACGCGGACCACCAGCTGGCCGTTGGGGAAACTGACCGAAATGGTGTTCAGCGAGGGCACCACGAAACATTCGACCGTGTATTCGGTCAGGTCTTGGAAGAACGGCAAAATCATGGCCCCGCTGGATACGGTGGTGTAGACGGGGCTGCCGGTGGCCCATGATCCCTTCCGCATCGTCCAGGTGGTGGGTGTGAACACGAGCTGGAATTCGCGGTAGGCGGTGCCGCCGGCGCCCTGGCTGGCGCCGTTGGAAAACCCGAAGGTGAACCCTTCCGTCGCGGTGCTGCCCGATGTGCTGAACGAGATTTTGGCGCCGACTCGGGTGACCTGATGCCCGCTGCCGGCGTTGCAGTAGATAAAACTGGTGGATGGCCCGGCGGTGCTGCCAGCCGGCTGCACCAGCAGCCCACCGCTGATGGACGGCTGCTGAGGCGTGGTGGCCGCCGACCATGTGATGGCTTGGCCGGTGTCCATCACGGCGGGCAGACTGGCATAGGCGGTGTCGGGTTTGGCGTAGAAGTTCAGCCACGCGACCGGCGGCAGGTGAAAGCCGGGGTTGCGGGCCAGCCAGCCGGTGGTGGTGGTCGCCGTCAAAAGGTTGGTTGGATAGATCATGTTCAGGATGTAGTTCTGGGTCGCCTGCGCCGCGTCGAACGCCGAATTGGTCAGGCTCGGGTTGTGGAACATCGCCAGGAAGTCGGTGAAATACGAGTTCACCTCGGTGACCGTCCCGGAGCCGGCGGCGAACCCGACCGTCTCCAAAATCGCGTCGATCAAACCTTGGACGTCGCCTATCGCGGTGCCGATCGCCGAGAGATCCAGGTTTTCCAGCGGGATGAACCCGGTCACCCCCCCGGAGGTGCCGGAGCTGCCCACGATGGGCGCCATCTTGTTGGTGGGCAGCAGCATCGACTCGATGAAATTAATGATCTCGGTGACCGGATCCCACGACGACGACGGCGTATTGGGGGCGACTCCGCCGAGCATCGCCCACACATTGTCGAACATCTGCAGAATGTCCGACCACTGCGAGGTGCCGGAATTAGTGGAGCCGGGCGGGATGCCGAGGATGTTGTCGACGATGTTCTGCCAGCCCGACCAGATCTGGGTGCCGAGGTTGTTGAACTGGGCGCCGATGACGTCGTCGACGCCGCCCTGCAGCTCGTTAGTGGGATCTTTGTTGGTTTGCCACAGGTTGGTGCCGGTGATCGACTGATGACCGGAGAACAGGTCGATGGCGCCGGCCATGATCAGGGGTTCACCGGCATCACCATGACCATGACCTGCGCGTCGGTGGGGGCGAATTGGTAGGCGCCCAGCGCGCCGTCGTTGTACAGGTTGACGTAGATGGTGCCGGCGGCGCCGGTGTGATGCGCGGGGACGGCGGCCACACCGTTGGTGGGGGTGATCGCCGCCGACGGTGTGGTCGGTGTCGAATAGTGCGGCATGATGTTGACCTCACCGTTGGAGTTGCCGAACCCCCGCGCGATCTGCTGCCCCGACGTGGCGTTACCCAACAGTACTTCGCAGCCGATGAGCAGCGGATTAGCGGACAGTTCGATGCCGAACGCGCCGATCTGCCCCCACACGATCGGCGTCCACGGGAACGGCTGCGGTGGGATCGCGAAGGTGCCGATGGCCGCCCGCGACGCCACCCCGCTGTAGGCGGTGAACGCGTTTTCGGGCATCGAGTACGGGCCCGGGACCAGGGCGGCCACCGAGACGGGCACCCATTTCGCGTACACCACCCCCGCCGTGTTGCTGGACGGCGGACCGGCGGCGGTGCCGGCGGTCCCGGTGTCGGTGTAGCTGGTGGTGGTGCCCCCGGACAGGCTGGTGACGCGGGTGGTGAGGCTGCCGAGGGCCGCACCCCGGTAGACGCGGTAGCCGGTGGCCCCGGGGGACGCGGTCCAGGACAGCACCACACTCGACGTGGTGCCGGTCAGCGCGGCCGACACCTGATTCGAGATGAGGGTTTCCCCCAGGCTGGTGGTGGCGGTGACCCCCCAGTAGGTGGTGCCGGCGGGCAGGGTGCCGCCGGTGCCGTGCGCGACCGCGATGAGGTTGGTCGGATTGTTGACGTTGACGGTGGTGGTGGCGCCGGTGGTGCCGAGCAGATCCCCGGGGGTCGGCACCGTGGTGACCAAATCGACGTCGGGTGCCAGCGCGACCGCCGACGCGGGGCCGACCGGGCCGGGCACCGACTCCAGAAACAGGTGCCAGTCCGGATACAGCTCGGTGCCGCCCACCGTGATTGACGAGTTTTCCCCGGCCGGAATCAACGACACCGATGGGGTGATGATGGGGACGGGGCCGGGCGGGCCCGGGGAGCCGAGCATCAGACGCCGATATGAGGTGCCGTACCACACCCATAGTGAGCTGCCGATGACGTTGCCGCCGGCGTCCAGGTCGTCGAACGCCCAGTATTTCCCGATGTCGGCGACCGTGTTGGTGAGCGTGGGTAGTTCGGAGGGGTCGTCGTAGGGGTCGGTTTGCAGGTGCATCGCGAACGCGTCCGCCCCGGCCGGGCCGGTCGGGCCCAGCACGGCGGCCATCATCAGGGTGCCCTGATCGCCCTGCACCTCGAACGTGGCCCAGAACTCGGGGGCCGAGTTGGGGGGCACGATCACCCCGTACACCCGCGAGTTGATCAGGTATTCGCTCAGAAACACCGCGTCGGTCACCGGGACAGTCATCAGGGGCCGCCGATGTTGACCGGGGTGACCATGGCGAACAGCTGCGACCCGCCCGGGGTATAGCTGTAGATCCCCCAATAGCCGTCATTCCACAGGTTGACGTGCAGGGTGGCGGTTTGCCCGGCCTTGACCAGCGCGTACTGGTTGGTGGGGGTGATGGTGGTGGTTTTGGTGTCGGTGGTGGAGTAGTGCGGGAAGATCGGCACCTGCCCGAGCACGTTGCCCAGGCCGCGGGAAATCTGGGTGCCGGTCACCGCATCCCCCAACAGGACCTGGGCGCCGATCATGAAGGGGTGCGCGGACAGGTTGGCGCCGGTCAACCCGATGTGCCCCCACACCACCGGGGTCCAGTCGTAGGTTTGGGCGGGGATCGTCATCGACCCGATCAGGGCCTGCTGGGACACCCCGGTGTAGGCGGTGAACGCCGATTCCGGCATCGAGTACGGGCCGGGCAGCAGTGAGCCGATGCTGTAGGGTTTCCACACCGGTTGCCCGGCGGTGTTGTAGCTGCCGCCGAATTCGAGCAGGTCGTTGGCGACCGCGGGGGTGCTGGTGTCGACGTCGGGGAACAGCCACAGCGGCCCGAGGGGGCCGGACGGCCCGAACGGCTGCGCGAGGTTGAGTTGCCAGCTCGGTTCGATGCTGGTGGCCCCGGTGTTCACATACGAGACCTGGCCGGGCGGGATCAGCTCTTGGCTGACTTGGATGGCCGGTGTCGGTCCGGGTGGGCCTTTGACTCCCATGATGAAGGTGCGCCAGCCGGTGCCGTACCAGGTCCACGCCGTCTCGGTGGTGACCAGGCCCTCGCTGTCCAGGGTGTCGATCAGCCAGTACCGTCCCACGTCGCTGGGTATATCCTGCAGGTTCGTGGGCAGGTCGGAGGGGCTGTTGACGTTCAGATCGTCCTGGCGGCGGAACGCGAACTGCTGTTGGCCGCCCGGGCCCGGCGGGCCGGCCAGGGCGTCGGTGGACATCGACCCCTCATCACCCATCACCGCCAGGTCGGCGCCGTACTGATTGGGGGTGTCCGGGGCCGTGGTCTGGGCGGTGGTCCGCAGCCGGATCAGGTAGGACGCCAGATACACCAGGTCACCGATGGACGGTTGCGTCACGGCGCCTCCTGCCAGGTGATGTTGGGTGTAGTGTGCCAGCCCTGACCCGCCGGCGGGGCAGGCTCGCCGACCGGGGCCGACGGTTGTTCGGTGATGTAGCAGGGCCCGGTCTGCCGGAACCCCTTGCGGGCCAGATGATAGGCGATGGCGACCTTCAACCCGGCCGGGATACCGGCCAGCGACATATAGGTGCCGGCCGGGTCCACCACATAATCCAGCGCCGCCAGGATCGACAGATACGCGGCCTGCGCGGCCATCACCTCGAACGCGCGCGCCTCATCCTCCGGGCTCAAGTGTGCAGCTTTGATCATCCGCGGGGTGATCTGCACCCCCGGATCGAACTCGGGCGGCACCCGCCCCCGCGGCGGCCAGTTCGAGCCTTCGACCCGCTCCACTTATCCTCCCGAGAAGATGGTGCCCTCACCGGCCAGCTGCCCGACGAACGAGTAGACGGCGGCGATCGTTTTGAACGCCGCCCCGAACGGGTCGGACCGTTGTTTATCCTCCCCGATCTTCACCGACACCCGCAACGGGTCACGCCACGACCATGACCGTTTGATGCCGTAGACGTTGTCGACATAGATGACGCCTTCCTGCTCGAAACCGACCCGGTGGCCCAGCGTGTAGTCGGAGTCGGCGATCCACGGCAGCCCGTTGGCGATCGGCTCGGCCTTGAACGCGGCGAACGCCCGCGTTTTCCATATCCCGGAGCGTAACGTCAGAATACCCGCCAAAGTATAGGCGGTGCCGCTGCCCTTTTCGAAGTGCTCCTGCCACGACAAATCGCCGATATTCAAGGCGCGTATGGGGTCGGTGAACCGTTCCCACGCCAGAAAAGTGTCGTCGAGGTCTGAGCTGGCCTTGATAAAGATTTTCAAGACCAGCGCCGATAGGGGGACCTCCCGCCTGGCCGAATAAACCCGCCGTGATCACGGTTTGCAATTGAGACAGGCCATATCTAATTGCGAAGGTAATTCCCTGATTAACGATGACCGGGCTTTTCGAGCCGGTCATCACGGTTTTCGGTGACCCCTTATGCCAGGTCAGATCGGTGTTGACCATGCCGGTCCACTGCCCGTCCCACCAGATCACCTTCGGCGGGGCCGGCGCCACATCCAACAACTGCTGCAGCAGATAGGTTTCCCCCACCCCCGCCGCGTCGTAAACCGGTTCCCCGTTCAGCACCTGCCCGGCATCCCAGGCGTTGCCGGTGGTCGGGTCCACGACCACCGGGGTGATCAAATCGTCGAGCGTGATCGCCACCGTCGACAGCAAACCGTCGGCGGCCGTCCCGGTGGGCCCCGTGATGCCGTCGACCTGCTCGAAAGAGAACACGCAGCAGTTGCGGGTGGGGGCCACCAGCTTGTCCACCGCCGTCGTAAAAGCTGACACGTCGGTGCCGGTGAACAGGGCCAGCAGATCCGGGGCCAAATTGAGCAGGTTCGCCAGCTCGGTGTTCGGAGAGTCCTCATCGGTGGTCAGATAGGTGTAGGCGCGCATCATGCAGCCGGAGTCAGCGAGGATGTCGGCGAAGGTGTCATGCCACGTCGTCCAGGTGGCGCCCAAACAGGTCCAGCGGGACTGGTCGAACGCCGGATCGACAAAGGCGACCTGGATCGGCCATGCGGTGGGCAGGAAATTTTCGACCGCGTCCACACCCAAGGGGTTGATCCAGGAGGCCGGGTTGAACACATTGGTCACCGTCGACCAGCCCGGCACGAAAAGCCTCCCCAGATTGATCAGAGCGGTCAGCGCCAGAATGGTGCGGCACGGGCCGGGCAGCACCCACATCTTGGGGAGCTGTATTTCCGGCGCGAAGATCGGGTTGGCGGCCACCAGCAGCCGGCGGGCGTGCTCCCGGAAATGCAGGGCGGTCAACGTGATTTTGTGTGCGCCTTCCGCGGTTTTCTGCACATGAATCTCGGTGATTTTCCCGCCCCACCGGGTCCGCCAATTCGGTTTCAACGGATTGTAGTCGATCAACAAATTAAGGTCACTGATCGGCATGGTTTGGTGGGTCATCCAGTCGACCAGCCAATTATCGTACAAAATGGTGAGAACGCATTTCCCGGTGTCCTCCATGAGCTCTTCGACCGAGCAGTCGATCTCTCCCTCCAGGGTGTTCATCACGGTCAGGTCGCCGTCGGTGATCCGGATCAGGGGGCGCAGGTTCGCCCCGGCCAGCGCGGTGTCCGCGATCCCGGTCAGGTAGGTGGCGGCCCGGCCGGGCGCGGTCGCCGGGTCGGGGACGTCGGGGCCGACCTGCGGCAGCATCTCATCAACCCACATGTCGAATTGCAGGCCGGGGTCGATGCCGGTGGGCCCGCCGAACAGCGCTGAGAGGGCTTGGCTCATCGTGACCTACCTGGAACGCTTAAATCTTTGTGCCACTTGGGCAACAATGACCCCGGTCGGGCTGGAATGCCCCACGGTGAACTGGCACACCGTCTTCGGCGGGATGGTGTAAATAAATCTATTTTGAAATTGCAGTTGCAGCGGCAGACCCTCACTGGCCAAGCCGCCCAGGAAAAAGTCGAGGATCTGCGATTGCCGGATCAGGTCAAACAACAAGTTGTCCATCGGGTCGTTGGCGGCGGTCAGGGTGCGCTGATTCGGCTCGGTATTACACATGTAGGTGCCGACCGAGGTGAGTGTGGTGGGCAGCGCCACCAGCCGGGCGGACTGGTTGTCCTGCACGACGGCCTGCCCCGGGGAGGACACAAAGTAGGTGACGTAGGAGGGGAGGTCGCCGCGGTTGGCGACCGGCAGGGTGCCCCAGTAGTAGACGTCGCCGATCAGCTCATCAACGAGGCCGGCGAGCGGATTGCCCGGCGGGGGGGCGGCCGGCCCGGCGTTGGCGGCGTCAAACGTGGCGGTCAGGGCGGGTTTGGTGAAGTAGGGGCGGGCGGCCAGCCAGGTCACATCCCAGGAGCTGCAGTTGTTGCCGAACGCGGTCGGATCCAGTTTCTGCGGGGTCTGCACGGTCTGTTTCGGGCGCACCGGGATCCACCGCCAGCCGGAGAACCTCGTGTACACACCCAACCAACCATCATTGGTTTCGTCTTGCCCGGCCCACCAGTGTTGTTCGGCCATCCGGTAGGAGTATTCGGTCATGGGTGGGGCATGGTTGCCGATGATGATGTTCAAATTCAGTTCGCGTTCCCCGATGTTTTGCCGCTGAATTTTGGCGCCCATCATGTAGGGGGAGTTGATCAGCACCTGGTCGGTGGGCCAGTTCTGGTCCCCGATGATCTGGGAGGCGAGCCGCACCCCTTGGCGGCCGCGGCTGGGGCCGGCCAGATCGAAAATGTTGGATAGGGGGTCGATGTAGAGGATGTGGGTTTGCATGCCCCGCAACGCGGGGGGCAGCTGATCGAACGGCAGTGCGGCGTCGAGGAACGGGGGCCGGCCCATGCTGGAGCTGGTGTTGCCGGGCGGGTAGGTGAATGTCGGCCCGGTCACCGTCAGCGGGGTCACACCGGGGCGGCTCACGGGACACCCGCCCCGCCGACCGTCGGGGTGGCGGTGCTGTTGCCGCCGGACGGGTTGATGCTGGCGTGTACCGCGTCCAGGGCTTGGGAGCCGACGGAGCCGCGCTGGTCGATGTTGGTGATCTGCACCCCGCCCGGGCCGCCGGGCCCACCCAAGGGCTGGTGGGCGGCGGGCCGGCCGGAGGTGGCCATGCCGGCCATGCCGCCCAGCCCGAGCGCCGACAGCGCCCCGGAGGCCAGCGACCCGCCCGGCCCCGAGAGCCCGGCGAACCCGGCCCCGCCCGGCGCGGGGATGCCGAGCCCGGGGGCCCCGATCTGCTGAAACGTTTTGAGCAGCCCCAGACCGAAGTTGAGGCCGGCCATCGCGGTCTTGGTGATGCCCCAGTCGAGGGGGGATTTCCCGAACGGACCGCCCGGCCCAAAACCGGCCAGCTGACCCGCGCCGCCGACCAGCAGCGAACCGAGACCGGACAGATCACCACCGCCACCGCCACCGCCGCCGCCGAATCCGCCGCCGCCGCCCTCTTGGGGTGCGGCGATCACATACATCGGGTTATCGCGACTGCCGACCGGAACACCACCGCCGCCACTGAAACCGCCACCGCCGGGCAGCAGGCCCCAGCCGGGCGGCATCCCACCCCCACCGGCGGTACCGCCCCCAGGCAACAGACCCCAACCGGCGGGCATAGCAGCGCCACCACCGCCGAACCATCCACCCTTACCCAGGCCCGCCAATAGACCGCCGGCACTTTCACGCCCGGCCATCCCCGCCCCCCAATCCGACCCGGACGGATTACCGCGGATGATTCGGCCGGCGATGATCGCCTGCTGCTGCGGCGTCGACCCATACACGCTGCCGGTTCCCCCGTAGCGCGCCCAGGTTGAGGGGGTGATCTGGAACAGGCCGAATGCCTCATTGCCGCCGGTGTTGACGTCGATGATCTGCTGTTTGATGTTGCGGCCACCGGATTCGCGGGCGATCAAATGTGCCCACATCGGGTCGGGTGACGTCCAGGTGCCGTTCGGGTTCTGGATCAGCGGCACCGCTCCACCCATCTGGTAGCCGGGGGCGTTGATGATGTCCAGCAGTTGCCGGTGCTTGCGGGTGGCGTTGGGGTTGACGATGTATTCGCCGGGCGTGACCTTGATGAACAGCGAGTCGGGGCCGCCGGCGCCGCCGACCATGCCGCCGTATTGGCCGCCCGCCGACCCGAGGCCACCACCGGGGGTGATGGTCCACGGCGCGGTGCTGGTGCCGCCGCCGGTGCCCGGCATCCCGGTGGGGGGGCCGGTCGTCGTTGTCGGCGGGAAATAGACCGGTGGCGGGGCGGTCAGCGGGGGAGCGCCGGCGAACCAGCGGGCCCCCGGTATGTTTGCCTCCATCCAGCGTTCGAACGGGTTTTTCGCGATGCCGCCGGGCCCGTAATCCCGGTCGGTCATAAATTTGGTGTGCTCCAACGCCTGCGCCAACTGCAAACCGGCGGCAGCCGCCGCGATCAGCGGACCCGCCCAGCTTTCGATGGCGGCGGCCATACCGGGTGACACCGCTTTGATCGTGTCGGCCAAATCCATGATCTGGCTGTGCGTGTCTTTGAACGTGTCATGGAAATCGTGGGCTTTGTCGATCGCGTCCTGCATCCCGAGTTTTTCGGCCAGATCGCCGATCTCGGGGATTTTCAACGCGTCGTTGAGGACCTTGCCGAGCTCGCCGCCCAGGGTGGCGGCAATGTTTTTGCTTTTCATGACCCTGTCGAGGCTTTCCCCGATGCTGGCGCCGAGGTCGCCGGGCAGCACATCGTGCAGTCCGCGGCCGATGGTGGTGCCGATCATGTCGCTGATGCCGCTGAAGTCGCCGCCCATGATGGATTCTTTGATCCGGTCGGGCAGAGTGTCGAATGAGCCGCCGCCGCTGCTCATGCCGTCGCTGATGGATTGGGCGAGGTTTTTGCCGATGTCTTTGGCGGTGCCGCTAGTCAGCGCGTCTTTGAGGGTGTCGGTGAGTGTGCCGCCGACCTTGGCGTCCTCCACGCCCTTGCCGACGGCCTCGCCGAGATCCTTACCGGCTTTCTGCGCGGTGGTTTTGGCGGTGCTGCTGGTGGGCCGCCCGGCGATGACATCCCCGAGCACACCGCCGCCGCTGGTGCTGGGCACGGTTTTCATGCCCTCATTGACCCCGGTGCCCAGCCCGGTGCCGATCTCCTTGCCGGCTTTTTGGGCTTGGGTGCGGGTGGTCGAGCCGACCGGTTTGCCGGCGATCACCTCACCGAGGATGGAACCGTCCGAGGGGACCGAAACCCCTTTCATGCCCTCGGTGAAACCCTGGCTGAAGGATTTGGCGCCCTCGCGGCCGGCGGACAGGAACTGGTTGGACAGCCCCGCCATCTTCGGGGCCACATTAATAAATACAGTCCCAAGTTCCCCGCCGCCGCCCCCGGCGGCCGGGGCGGTCACCGCCACTCCCGTTTATGGGTTTTCCCGGCCGGGCCGGCGGCGCGCTGGGCGTCGCGGGCGTCCATTTCCTCCCAGGTCATCGCGTCGGCGGGGAAAATATTCTGCCCCGGGCAGCGGTCCCCGAGGCCCGGGCGTTCATAGGGTGCGGTCAGCCCGGCCAGCCCGGCTTCCTGTTCGGCCATGTTCGCCAGGATGTGATCGGCGCGGGTCCAGCCGCCGTCAATGAAAAACCGCAGACTCGAGGTGGGTGGGGCGGCCACCACAATCGAAATCACCTCGGAAATAGTGAGCCGGTCGGTGAACATATCGGCCGCCCGGAACCCGAGTGCGAGTAGGTCGCGGATCAGTGCGTGCCGGTGTCTGCCCACCGCCTGGGTGAGCATCAGGATTCCGGGGGCGGTTCACCACCCGTGGGCGCGCTCATCGGGGCGAACCACGATTGATATAGCCGGTTCTGTTCGTCGGGGTCGGTATCACCGAGGGCGGCGACCCGCAGCCGGATCGCCTTCGGCACCCCGGCCAGCATCAGCCATTCGAACCCCTGAAACATCGGGTTGAGGTCATAGATTTTCGCGAAAAACGCCTGGCTGGTTTTGACGGTGTCGATGTGCGGCAACACGATCGGGTCCCCGCCGCCGGCCGGGCGCCACACAAAAATCTGGCGGTCCCCGTAGGGGTGGCCGGTGCCGGCGGTGACAAGATTCGGCAAGGGCTCCGGGGCGGGTTGGGGGGCGAGTTCGGGCAGCGGGGTGGATTGGGGGGCGGCGGCGCCGTTGGTGATGTGGTCAGCTGGCGGCGCCGCCGCACGTTTGCGGGGCATACCGGCCCGCCGCGGACTGCTGGTGGTGGTCATGGTTTAGGTGTGAATTCCGTCGTTCCAAATCTCGATCGCGAAATTGCCGTTATTGTCCGGGAACGCCTCCAGCGTGATATCGAACAACGCCAGCTCTTTATGCGACCATTTCGGGCCCTGCACCGAGGTGGGCCGCCCATAGGGGATGACCAGCCGGGCGTTCATCTGCTGGTAGTAGGCGTCGACCACCCAGCTTCCGGTGTCCAGCAGTTTCGCGTTGATGTTGGTGGTGATCATGGTGCCGACCGTCGAGGTGGGCGGGACCACGGTCACATTCGAGGTGCCGTGCGCGGTTTTCTGCACCTGCGGATTCACTTGTTGCAGCAGCCGGAACTTCAGCTGGAACCCGTAATGGTCCTGCAGGATCGCGATCAAATCGCCGCCCCAGTCGTATTGTTTGCCCTCGGGGCGATCCTCGGTGCGTTCGATCCCGTTCTGCTCCACCCGGCCGAGCGAAATAAATGCGGGGTCCAGGGCGGTGGTCGGGTCGGTGGGCAGCGCGGTGCCATACGGGGCGTAGTTGATGCCGCCGGTGACTTTGGGGCTCGGCGCCGCGATCTGCGAAACGGTGGGGACAATGGTGGTGGTCAAACCGCTGGCAGTCATCGAGTCTCCCTAGTTACATGGTGGTGTTTACTTTGCCACGCCGGGGCGGGTCAGCGGTAGCGGGCGCGCCGACGGGCATGGCAACGGGGACGCCGGGGATGCGCCAGGTGAGCATCGCCCGGTAACGGGGCATGTTGACCAGCGGATCGTTTTGTTTGAGCGGGGCGGCGGTCACCCATGAGTGCGTCACATACCACGGGGTGCCGGCGGCGGTGACGGTGAACGTGTAGACGCCGCGGGCCCCGTACCCCAGCGCGGTGGCCAGGGTTTGCTCGGCGGCGGGTTCGGCGGCCTCGGTGGGGGCATAGGAATGCAGGATGATGCTCATGTCGTACAGCAGCTCGTCTTGGCGCAGGAACCCGCCGGCGGCCTCCACCCGCAGCGCCGGGGCGGCGGTGTCGGCGCGCGGCCCCACCACCGGCAGCCGGGTGGACACCGGCAGCGGGGCCATCAGCGGGGTGAAGTAGGCCACCGCCAGCGCTTCGGCCGGGGGTGGCGCAACACCATAGGGTTGCGGCGCGGTCATTGGTTGGCGGTCCCCCCGAAATGCGCGATCGTCTTCAACAACGTCGAATACTTGGCCTCATCGAGGATGGCGGCGAAATTCGAGGTCCACACGTTGGCGCGGGCCCGGCGGCTGCCCGGCCAGTCGGCCACCACCGTCACCGCGTACTGCGCGCCGTTCTGCTGCGCATTCGCGTTGGCCCAGTTCGCCATCTGTTCACACTTGGCGGCCAGCACCGCGACGACCTGCGGGGAGTGCAGCGCCCCACGCGCGAAGTCACCGAACGCGGCCTTGTAGATGACCATGCTGTTGCCGTCCCGGAAATTGTGCTCGGTGTCGGCGGCCGGGGTGTCGTCGAGCACTTCCACGTCTGGGTCGCCGGCCACAATGAACGGTTCGGTCATGTGACCCGCCGCAGCTTCACCACACCACCGGCCCAGGCGTACAGCTTCTTAAAGGGGCCTTTGAAATCGTTGGTCGGGTCCCCGTTCACCCAGTACTGGGTGCCGCCCTCATACGCGCCGCCCTCATCAATGGTCCCGCCCAGGATCACGCCGTCGGAGGCGTGATAGTCGGCCGGGTTGGGTACCGCCATGTCCAGGGTGGTTTCGATGCGGTCCAGGAATTCGGGGGTGATGACCTCGGATGAGGAGGGGGCGGCGCCGCCGGGCTGATGATAGGAGTACACCCAGCGGATGATCGGGGCGCCGTCGATGATCGGATGATTACCGTGCCCATCGGTTTTGGTGGTGTCGACGGTGCGCGGGATGTGCAGCACCGGCCACGGGGCCGGGATCTTCACGCCACCACCGGCAGCCGGTAGGGGGCGAGGCGGTCCATCTGCTCGGCGTTCAAATTCAGGCCGGCGTTGCGGGTCAACGTCAACTGATAGCCGGGGGTGCTGATCCCGGACACATTCCCGGCCGACATTTCCGCCGCCACCTCCGCGAGCTCGTAGGCGACGGCCTTCACATCATCGGGGACCGCCGGATACCCGTGGCTGAAGGTGACGGTGGCGTACCCGAAGTTCAGCCACGGCAGATAGGCCGGGGTGTCCGGGCCGTAGTAGTAGCCGGAGTAGGAACCCCACCACCAGCCGGTCCCGAGCCCGATGGGTTGGATGTAGCCGGTGGGGAACCATTCATACATGTCCGGGTCCAACGTGACTTCCATGTCCACCCCGGTCTGAATCGTCACCGACGCGACGTCGGTCAAATACAGGGTGGGCAGCAGGATCCGCCCGTTGGTGCGCACCCGCAGCTTATCTTTGGTGTCGGTGCCGTTCGGGTAAATCCGCCAGCCGCAATACGTTCTGATGCGGGCCCCAGCGACCTTCAGGAAATAATCGGGATCCTGCGCCTGAAAGGATGCCCAGTCCGGGTCGTTGGGGTCGGCCAGCGGCGGATACGGGTTGGGCGCCACCGGCGGCGGCGGCACCGGCGGGCTGGTCACATCTCCGCCTCCTGCAACAGTTCGATCAGCTCGGCTTTACGCGCGCCCGCCGGATACTCCACCCCCACCTGATCCAGGGCGTCTTTCAGTTCGGCGACCGTCCAGCCCTCAAGATCCGGCTGCTCGACGGCTTCCGCTTCCCACAACGACGGCGCCGGCTCGGCCTCGGGCTGGGCGGCGGTCATCGGTTCCGCCGACCCGAACGGCGGCAGCGGCGGCCCGAAATCATCATCAACCAGACAGGTGGACGTGTCGGGCAGGTCGGCGGGCAGCTGCGCGGCGAGTTCCACCAGATGATCCGGCACCCGTTCACCCGCCAACTTGTAGCGATCCACACCGGCTTGTATCGACAACGCCCACCCCACCTGGGGGTCACGCACCCACATCTTGCCGGGCGGCGGCGCCGGCATCCGACCGAACCGCCCCGCCACCGGCGCGGCCGGCATTACGCCACCGCGATAGACGTGGCGGTGGTGGTGACGTTCGCCGCCGCGCCGATACCCGGGGCCGTGACATGCGCCGAAATCACCCAATTATGCAACGCCAACAACGAACACGGCGTCGTCAACGCACCCGGGGGAACCTTGATACCGGAACGCTCCTCAACAGAATCTTTAACAACCATACGTTCAGCGTAACGGCTCCACGCCCCCAGACAACGGCAGACTCACCGGAACCTCCATGCATTCATTCTCATGCACATACAACGCCGCCTGCTGCCCCTTCGCCGCATCCTCGCTCGGGTGACACCCAAACAGCCGATCCCCGCTTGACCCGCCGACCACACCCCACGGCTTGCCCGCCGGACAACGATCGTCTTTGCGGATGCGGTAGGGCATAGCGCAAGGATAAGCTCAAAACAGCGTTAAGGGGCCACGGTGTTTAGCCTTGAACCGGCGCATCGCTTCGGCCTGACATTTCCGGCAATCTCGGCGTGGTCGCCCGTTGCGGCTCATCTTGCTGATGGTGTTCTCTGGTGTGAACTCATGCCCATGCTTACACTGTATTTTCCGAGCGTTGAAGTTGAGCCCGTTACGCACCTCATCACGCTTATTGCCCTTGCGGGTGTCCCAGCGCAGATTTTCTATCCGGTTGTCGGTTCCCACATCGTTGTAATGACAGGCTTCCATGCCTGGCGGGCATGGTCCTTTGAAGGCTTCCAGCACGGCTCGATGCACGAACAGAGTTTGATTGCCGGGCATTTTCACAAAAAGATGGATGCTGCTGCCTGATCTTCTTATGATGCCGGGTTTGAGGATGCGGCCTTTTAGTCTGCGGGTGGTGTGGTTGCCCCACCGGTCAACCTGGATGACGGTGCGGTCCACACTTCTGATCTGGCCGCGGTCACTAACTTCATATCGGGTTTCGTGTCCAACAACGGGCAACCATCGTTCATTCACTCTGACTCCTAACCAGTCGGATTGAACATAGCCTAGCCTCCGGCCTGGTTAGGAGACCGGAGGCTAGGAGCGTGTCCGCTAGAAAGTCGTTAGCCTAGCTAAAATGTCGGCGCCGTCAAACCCGTGATGACCGCGACGGCTTGGGGGTAACGGGCACCGGTGAACGCTAAATAGGAGTACACCTGTAATAGAACTGTAAGGTTGGCTGCCCTAGTCTCCGGCAGCACACGCGCCCTTAATCCAGATTCCCACAAAATCAAATCGCTGGACCGCATGACGTAAATCCAGTCCTCGGTCCCGGCGCCGGAGTTGGTCGGGATATTGGGATCTGTCACGACTGGCAAACCGTGTAGGTTGCCGACCACCTGCTGCGAATCCACATCGGTGAGGATGCCGACGGCGTTGAACGGCATGTTGCTGTTGGGCAGCACCAACGGCCGCTGCTGGGTGTCGAGGGCGGCCAGGAACCATCCCCAGCGACGGGGGTGCATGACGATGACCTCGGGGGGCAGGAACCGGGTGGTGTGCACGGTTTGCACCGCATTGGCCAGCGCGGAGTAGCAGCCGGCGACCGTCACAGCGGAGGCGGCGATGCTGGTGATCGACGGGGTGTTGAGCACACCCAAAACCTGCCCGGCCGAACCCGACCCGGAGATCACCTGGCCGTCCAGCACGGCGGCGTGCGCGGCCACCAGATCCCGGAACACGACGTCATCAAATGCAATCGGTGACTGGTCGATCAACTGAATTGCCACACCTTGCTGACCCGAAATTGTTCTGACCGGTGCATTTATAAATGTATCCGTTAAATTTGTTTCGGACACGCCGGTGTTGTCGGCGGTTTGGATGGCGACCGTGGTGCCGGTCAGCATCTTCGGCACGTTGATCGAGTCTGTCCCTCCGGGCAGTGTTTGGCGTTGGCACACGTTGGCGAACGCCCTACCGGGACGCGCGTAGGTCACGTATTGGTCCATCAGCCAGGCTGGCGGTACGGCGTAGCCGCCGGAGCCGTCGACCCGGGTGATGTCGCGGTATTCGGTGTAGGCGTTGTCGGTGGCCACATCGGCGGCGTGGTCTTGGAGGCGCCGTATCGCCGACCCGTCGGTGTCCCCGCCGGGGATGCTGACCTTGATCAGGTCGTTCACATACGAGCGCTGGTGCCGGTTTTCTTTGGTGTAGGTCATGGATTCTTTGACATGCACCACCGAGCGTTCGGTGTGCCGGACCGCGGCGAGGTTGTTGGCGATGGTGCCGGAGCGGCGGATCTCTTCACCGATTTCGGTGATGCGTGTGTCGAGGGCTTCGATGTTTTCCCCGATGCCCCGCATTTCATCGGTGTGCTGGCGTACTTCGGCGTCCTCATCCGCGGACAGCTGTTCTTGGTGCTGGTCTTTGGCGACCATCAGGATTGCGGTGGCTTTGCGTTCGTGGTCGTCGCGTTTCTCCACGAGGGTGGCGCGCTGGTCGATGAGGCGTTTGAGGAATTCTTCGAGCGAGTTGGTTTCTACGGCGGCAGGCATGATTTTTTCCGTCACGGTATGGCGGCCCGTGGGTCGCGGCGTTTATTGGGGTTTGCCTGTGCCAGGCCGTCACCGCCCGTGCCGGGTTCGTGACGTTAACTAACGATCATAGCCCCTAGGGGGCCAGGGTGGGGGGATATGCGGCGCCGGTGAGTTCGGCCCACGCCGTTTCGATGCTGCGGATGCCGCGCGGGTCGGCGGCCCTGCGAACATCCTGCAGGGCGGCCTCGATCTGCCCCACCTGGATGGGGTGGTCGCCGGGGAACGCCTCACCCTGCTTGTCGTCGTCGTCGTCGTCTTCTTTGTCGAACGGCACATCGTAGGGATCGGCGGGGCCGATCGGCCGGGTGCGGGCCGGCCAGCCCGCGGGGGCGCCGGCGGGGATGTCGGCTTTTTTGTCTTCGGAGATGTCGGCGCCGAATTTGCGTAGCGCCGTCTTGATCCGGGCTTTGATGGTTGCCAATTGTTCAGCGGAGTAGCCGCCCTGGTTTTTCGGCATGTTGATGTAGGACCAGGCCGCGCGGGCGTGGGCTTCGGTGTCGATCGGATATTTACCGTTGGCCGGGTCCGCATATGTGACGTCGCCGTACGGTCTCTTTTTGTCGTCGCCGCCGTCGCGGTGGGCGAGGTTGTCGAGCACCGCGGCCCGCAGCTCGAGCACCTCATCGCGTGACATCGAGGAGAGCGCGTCGACCGCGTCACTAATGGCGATCTCGGTGGCGGGGTTGGCCGGGAAATTCACGATCGACACATCCCCGTGATGCAACGACAGCTCGGTGATGGTCCGCCGCGTATAACTGTCATCCCACAGGTGGTTACGCACCCGGAACCCGAAACTCATCCGGTCCATCAACGGGCGCCCGTTGGGTCCCGGCGACAGTTTCGGCATCAGGTGTTGCACATCCAAATCGGCCTGATCGAGCAGGGCGCGGACCGCCAAACCCTTGTGGTCGCGGTGCAACATCAGGGTGTCGTTTTTGGTGCTGGCGATCGGCAAACCCTCATGGTTGATCAGCAGGAACACCTCGGGGCGTGACGCGAGGGTGACGTCGAACGCGGTGGGCTGGATCTGCTCGGTCCAGCCGCCCTTGTCGGGACCCCCGTACACGTCGTAGGGGTCGTAGGTGGCGGCGTAGCCGCGGACCACGATCTTGTCGCTGACCTTGTCGTGGCGGCATTCGAACGCCGCCGCGCACGACCGGCTTTCATGCACACCCAGAATTTTCGCGCGATTACTGTTGTCGCTGATCACTGTTGACTCCCTACCTTATGGCCGTTGGGGCTCGGTTTGGCGCCGCCGCCGGTCGCCCGGCCGCCGAACGGCTGCTGCGGTTTCTCCCCCGGGGTGCCGGTCGCGGCGAGGGCGGCCTCACGCATCGGGTCGAACCCGGCCGGCGCCATGTTCACCGGCACCAGATACTCGTCCAGCTCGGGTTTCGGTTCCATCTCTTCTTTCGCCCGGACCTCGGAGCGCGACAGCCAGCCGGTATAGATCGCCGTCTGATACGCCTTGTAGCGGGTGTCGATGTCCCCTTTGAGGAGGGCGTCGAAGTCGAAGCTGATGTATTGGCCGCGGGGCAGCAGATCGGAAATGGTCTGCTCGATGCACGCGGTCCACGGCCGGAACGTGTAGGTGACCGCACCCTGGGTGAGCTGCTGAATCCCGGTGCCCCACGCGGTCGTTTGGTGGGTGTCGCCGATCAGCACCGGCGGCACCCCGAACATCAGGCAGATCTCGGTGCGCTGAAACTCCCGGGTCGCCAAAAACTGGGACTCCTCGGGGCTGATCGACAGCGACTGCCACTTGAAGCCGCCGGTCAACACGGCGGGCAGCCGGCGCCCACCATGGGAGGCGATCCAGTTCTGCTGCTGGCGCTCCACGGTGTCGGGGTCCAGGTTCTGGTCGGTGAACAGGATCCCGGTCGGTGTGGCGGACTCTTTGAAATAGCGGTAGCCGTACTCCTCGGCGGACAGGGACAGGCCGATGGCGACGGCGGCCTGACGCACAGGACTAAGGCCCCAGGGTTCACCGGGCATGGTGAACCGGCGGATGTGGCAGATATCCTGTTTGTCGACCTGCTGGCCCATCACCCGGTAGATCGGGTCGAACCAGGCCAGCATGTCGGGGCGGCGCTCCAAATAGACGAGATCGGGATGTAAGGGCATCATCGCGGTGGGCCAGCCGGCGGCGTCGCGGCTGGTGATCAGGTGATAGGAGTTGCCCCGCAGGCAACACGAGGCCACCACCATCCATTTCCACTGGTACAGGTCGAAGCCGGGCCAGGGTTGGCGGATCAGGGCGGGTTGGGGGTCCAGGGCGACCGGCACCCCGTTTTTGTCGCGCCGGTAGGCTTTCCACGGCAGCGAGGCGATGGTGTCGGCCAGCAGCCGGGTGCAGGCGTAGACGGTCATGTTGGCCATCGCCCGGTGCACACCCACGAAATCGTCGATGACCCCGACCTGCGGGGGAGGCACGAACGCGGACGACATCAGCGCGCGCTGCTCAACATCCCCGGCGGTGGGGCGGGGGCGGGCCAGCCGTGCCAGGATGCTCACCGTCCCATCGCCACCCCGAGCAGGATCAGGGCGAGCCCGGCCACGATCAACCCGACCGCCGGGGCGATCAGCCAGCACCCGGCGGTCAGCACGGCGATCCCCATGAGCTCGCACAGGGTGGAGGTGAGGGCCGCCCGTGGCGCCGTCCCCGGCGCAGCGCTAATGGTCGAGGGTGCCGGGGGGAGGGTCGGCGCCACGGGCGGAAACTTCACACTGACTTTTTTGGCTGCGGGTGCGGGTGGGGGGCCGAAGCGGGGGCCGGCCGGATCCGGCGGAAACCGCTCCTGATCCGCGTAGAGCCGTTGGGTGCCCAGATTCAGGTTGTCATCAGCCATGCCCGCGCCAACCGTTCATCATCATCCTCGCCTGTGCTCTGGTTTTCCCATGTTGCCAGCGTCGCCTCATCCGGCCAGGCGTGACACGCCGGTTGCGGCGCCTCGGGCAGGCCCGCGAGCCACACCGCCCCGGCGACGGCGACCAGCGGCGCCACATCCACCGGGGAATTACGGCGGTCGAACACCCAGGCGTCCCCCGCGCTGCGGGCAAGACCCGAGGCCGCCGCCCGGTCCAGCAGCGGCGCCGGGCGGTGGAAAATCTTGTGCTCACAAATCCCGTCGTAGAGCAGCCCGCACGCCGTCTGCAGCTCCAAACCCACCGGCAACCCGACAATCGGCAGCCCCGCGGCGATCATGTCGGGAATCAGGCCGCTGACCGGCGCCGACGTTTTCTGCACCGCGATCGAAGCGAACCGCTGTTTGCGTTCGGCCAGCCAGTCGATCACCCAGTCGGTGCCGGCGTGCCCGGCGATCACCTCCACATGAAGATTCCCATCCGGGCGGGCCGCGGCGACCGCCACATACGAACGAGTCCGGGTGTAATTCACATCCACACACCCGAACACCGGCGCATCAGCGGCGCGGGCACTGGCCGAATCATGGGTTTCCGCCCAATGCTCCGCCGGCAGCACACCGGGCTCCAACGCATCCACCCACATACAGCAATGCTCGGTCATAAACCCCGGCATATTCCGGTACTGCTGCGCCTCCAAATAGCCCCGCAGATCCGCGATACCAAACAACTGCGACCCCAACGCCGGGTTGGCCAGATACCACAGCGACTCATCCCGCGGATCACTATCCGGGGGCAACGACCACTCCCACAACCCCAGCTCGGTGCCCTCGGTGTCCCCCGACGCGATCCGACGTTTCGCCCCGTCCCGCAACGTCCGCAACACCTCAGACTTCGCATCCCCCGCATTGGAGCAGCACACAATCTGCTTGAAGGGGCGCGCCGTCGTCGTCGGCACGATCGCCTCCCACGCATCCCACGTTTGATGCTCACGCAGCTCATCGAGCATCACAATGTCGACCGCCAGGCCGCGCCCACCGCGCCGGTTCGCCGCCACCACCCGCCAGCTGCGCCCATTGCTCAACTCGATGCGGTTCGACCCGTTATCCAGGCGGTGATGCCGAAACTCGGCCCGCAACAACGCCGACGCCTTCACATCGTCGGCGACATCCTTCAACATGGTTTCGGCGTACTTCAAATTCTGGCAGGCCAGCAGCGCCGTCTTCGCGCCCGGACAGCCCGGCAGGCTGCGGCCGTACTCGTCGGCGTACAACCGCCACAACCCCAACCCCTTGAGCCACTGACTCTTCCCGTTCTGCCGCGACACGGTGAGCACGATCGTGGAGAACCGGAAACCGGTGCCGTCCGCGCCCTTCTCCAGGGCGGCGATATACAGCCAGCGCTGCCAGTCCAGCAGCGTCCAGCCGGCCACATTCTCCAGGAAATCCACGCAGTCATACCCCCACGACCAGTCCCGTTTTAATACACCCCGTTTATCGGCATGGGCTTTGAGTGGGGGTGTGAAGAGCCGTGGGGTCGTCGACCCGACAGTGTGGATTTTCTCGGCGACCGCGGTCATGCCCGCCGATACCGCTTCCGGAACGCCTCAAGGTCGTCATCAGGTTCGAGCTGTTCGTCGGTGATCGGCGGCGCCGGCCCCACCTCCGCATCCAACCCCAACGCCTTAGCCTGCTGCGCCAACACCCGCCGGGCAACCTCGACGACCTTCGGATCCCCCAACATGGCATCCGCCCAGATCGCCGACAGCAGATCCTCCAACCGACCCAGATAGATGTCCTTAACCCCGCTCATAACTGTTGATTATGGACGCATCACCCCCGATTGCCCTAGATCGGCGCAATAATCAACCGGATACAGCCCCAAACAGCAGGCACACCTTAATACCCTTGTCAAGCAACCAGTGAGACGGCCACCAAACCCGCCGATTAGCGCCTATTGTCACCGATATGCCCAACGAGGTTCAACAACTCGCCATCAACGGCGCCCCGGGATCCGGGAAATTCACGGTGACCTTCAACGACGCCACCACCGACCCGATCCAATACCACCCCGCCGCCGGCGTCCTGCAAACCGCGCTGCAAGCCCTACCCACCATCGGGGCCGGGAATGTCGTCGTCACCAAACCCTCCAACTGGGCCTACGACTGCGGATTCACCGGCGACTTATCCGACCAATCCCTGCCTTCGATGACCGCCGACGACTCCCAGCTCGGCGGCGGCGCCACCATCACCATCACCACCCTGGTCGAAGGCGGATCTGATGAGCCACCCCCGGGCAACGGTGAACGCCCGCAACTCGACACCCCCTGCACACTGACCGAACTGTTCGCATTCGTCCAAAACATCCGCGGCCAATACGCCGGCAACTACCACAACATCCCCGTCACCACCGACACCGAAAACCTCTACCTCGAATGACGCTGTCCTTCAACCTCCCGCGCTTATAGCAAACACTATTACGGTGCAGGTGTGAAACCGCAGGTCAGCCCGCTAGTTTGCTTGTTTGCTGGCCGGATCGGCCTGTTTGCTGTATCTCTCTAGTTGTTTGCTAGATTTGCATGTTGGCGACAAGTTTGGGTGTTTCCGCTGGTCAGGTAGTTAAGTTTCTAAACTACTTTTATCGTTACCTAGCGTAAGCAACGCTTCTACCTGCTGTTTTATCGTCCTAAAACATTTTGTTAGATGTACTAGAGAGATATTTGGCGAGTGACCATCGGGGGCGTGGGGGGACTCAAAAACTTTGCTACGGGATACCCCCTGTTTGCTGGGGACTCCCACTTGTTTGCTGGCTGCACTGCTCTGACCTGCACGGATGGTGACCATGCCGCATGGTGACCGTCAGCAAACACGCGTGGAGGGTA